GTCATTCTGTTTTACCTTTCCTATGATCAAGCAGTCCCACTCCACACCTGCTTGTATTATGTTGTCCAACTCCAAATGACAACCCCTTGGTGAATTACGTTATGTTATAGAGCGATTTCTTCCAGATCATCTGATCCGTTTGAAATGGTGTAACCACCTTCAACAGTATCAAAATCGCTACGAGCATACTCAACAAGCTTAACTACTTGAACAGCATCAAGTTCAGCAAAGGTACCATAGTTATTATTGTACACATGGAACTTTGCATTGATCTTGCTACCGTTACCAATCAGGCTACCATTCCAAGGATTATTCTGTGAATCCTTTACGATGGGAGGATTCTTCTGTTCACCGGACTGATAAGCCACCTTACGCTTTAGCGTAATAAACATACCTCGATTGTTTTCTTCCTTGTCGCACTTACGAACATTAAGACCTAAATCTTTTAGCATCTTAGCAGTATTGTCGTCTAGATTTCCTACGTCTACCTGCCAAGAAGGTACATACTTAGTATTAGGTTGTACAAGGCTTGCCCAGAAAGCTTCGCCGCTAATGATGTAGTTCTTGCTCTTTTCAGCCATAGTCTGTTTTCTTCCTTTCATTTTCATAGTGCCACACAATGTGGCTGTCTAAGGATTGCTAATATACACAACTCACTTACGCATGTCAAGCACTTTTTTTACACAGTCACCATACTCCATTAAGTCAGTTTGCTCAACCATAAAACACGGCCTACCGGGAAAGTGTTTACCATAATTCTCTTCACGAAGCAACATCTTTGCAGGGTAAAAGCCTTTTAGTACATAGGAATTTTCTCCCTCTTTGATCATAAGACAGTAAAGATCAACTGAAGGTTTCGTTTGTGAACCAGATTGAATAAGTCTTCCTGTCTTATATCTGGTTGACTTGATGTCGATAGCCATGTTGTCAATAAAGGCATCTCCATCATCTGTTCCCTTTTCTTTTGACTTTATTGAAATGTCAAAGATAGGTTCAGGATATTTTCCTATAAGTTTAAAGAAAGCAAGTTCAGATTCAACTCCATCTCTGTCAATTTCAATTGAAGTTCTTTTCTTGTCTTCCTTATTATCAAACACACCTGCTTTCCTATTGCTGGCATATCTGTTGTCAGCAATCAAATGTGCAAACTGTATTTCTGCATCATTAAGAATTACTAGTGTGTCTCTGCCCAGTTCAGGCCGATTTTGTATTCGCTTCCTAGTGGACATCTTACTTTCAGCTTCCTTTCTGTTTCCTTCATTGCAAGCTTGGTAACTTCACCAAACTTTTCAGCATCTTCCTTGTGTACTTCAAACTGATACTCGTCGTGTATGCTTGCGACAAGATCAGCACGTAGTTTACACCTTTTCTTCAGCTTGTCAATCTCAATCAACCACTGCTTACAAATAATCGCACCTCCTCCTTGAATTAGAAGGTTCAATGCTGCATGTTGAGAACGAACGATAAGCTTACGTCCATCAAGACCAGCTAGGTTTCCTCTTGCTGCAACTTTATCAACTTTTTCTCTGAAAGTTTTTAGAGAAGGTACGTTCTCAAGAAACTTATCAATCAAATCCTGACCTTCATTCCAACCACCACCAACAATGCTACCAATCTTTGCAGGACCAGCGCCATAGATAAAGGCATAGATAAACGTCTTTGCTTGATCACGTGTTTCAAGTCCTGCTGCATTCTGGTTAGCCGTATGAATATCTCCTTCAACTACTTCTTTGATAAACTTACTGTCACCAAGATAATGTGCTAGAACACGTAGTTCAAGAGAAGAAGCATCACAACCAACAAGAACATTGTTTGGGGAAGCAACAGTCCAACACTCCCTACATTCTTTTCCATAAGGAGAATAAACTGCCGGAACCTGCGCGACATTGGGAGAATTATGTGCCATTCTACCAGTGACTGCACGTAGTGTAAGAACCTTTCCATGTACTTTACCGTCCTCCTGTACAAGTTCAAGCCATGACTTGACCTGTGCTACACGTTTCTGAAGAAGAAGATACTCTGCAATTATCTTTGCGTCAGGTAAATCAATTTCCATTAGAACAGTTTCGTCAACGATTGGATGACCCTTTTCAGTAGTCTTCTCAGGTACCCAACCCTGTTCCATCAACCTGCTTGCAATTTGCTGTCGGCTTGCAGGATTGAAAATAGTTACTTTGTCTTTTAACCTTTTTCCTGTCTTCTCTGAATATCTTTCTTCAACGATAGGAGGATACCTTTCTTGAAGATCGTTCTCAATCTTCGTTGCCATATCCTCCAGCTTGTTAACTAAACACATTGACTTTGGAATGTCCAGAGCAAATCCATTACGTTCTTGCTGATTGATTAATGCACGTACCTTATGTTCAAGATCAATTGATTGCTGAGAAACACCCAGTGTTTTGATTTCTTCCTGCAAGGAAATGTAGACACGTTGTGTAACGTCTACGTCACGCTTGCAGTAAGTAAGCATCTCTTCAGTGAACTGTGAGTAGTCACTGAAATCAATCTTATTGAAATTAAGACGTTCACCCCATGCTTCCAAAGAATGTCCACCATCACGAATAGGATTGCAAAGCTGCGACAGAATAAGTGTATCCTTAATCTGTGAAAGCTTTATGTTCGTTCCGGCAAGACGATTAAGTACTGGTGCATCGAAGCTAATGCCATTGTGCATAACGAAAGTTTCGATGTTCTTAGCGAAGTTAGGAAAAGAAGTATAGCAGTCATCCTTAGTCCATTCGTAAACCTTTCCACTTTTAACTTCCTTGGCAACGATACAATGTATCTGTGTAGCGTTGAGGCTATCAGTTTCAATGTCAAGAATAACTTCCATACTTACTCCTAAAGAGAAATGTCGTCGTCGTTATCCGGTGAGTCACCTACGTTAGTAACTTCATGCAGTCTACCAGTTTCTTTGTTAAAGAACAAGTGACAAGCTACTCCGGTTTCACCGGCATAACGATTTTTCAAAACACGAATGGTAGTAGTGTTAGCTACGTTAGGATCGTCAGCTTGCTGATCACGTTCCATAGCAACCACAGCATCACTCAACTGTGCGATGGATTGTGATCCACGTAGATGTGCCAAGCTTACTTCCTTTCCTTCTTCATGTCCAGCATCAGAACCTGTACGACGAAGGTGAGAGACAAGAAGTAATGCACAGTTTGTTTCTTCTACCAGACTGCGTAGCTTTGTCATCAGAATGTCGATGTTCCTACGTTCGTCCATGCCTTCCAATCCTGACACAAGAATGGAAAGATGGTCAAGGAAAATCCACTTACAGTCCAAAGCTTTTACCATGTATCTGACACGTGCCAGAATTTCTTCTGTACCCATAGAACCGAAATGGTCAAAGGCAAAGAACCTTCCTGTACCCACAGTATTCTTTTGCCAGTTAGTAAGGTCTTCCTTACCAAAAGCTTCACGTACTTCACGAATGTACAGCCGTGCGTTAGCTTCAACTGACATAAGGTGAAAGATAGTGTTACGCACGTTCTCTTCCAGAGAGATAACACCAATGTTCTCTTCAGTATTCTTGAGGACATGGTGCATCAGTTCTCGCATTACACTTGACTTACCTGTACCTGTGCCAGCAGTGAGGGTAACAAGTTCACCAGTACGAATACCGTACAGCTTTTCGTTCAGACCTGCAAAGGGATACAGGCATGTCTGCTGTTGTGTCTCTTCGTACAGTGCATCACCATAGTCGGCAAGGTTAACGATTCCTGCTGGAGTGTACACCTTCGCTGCCCACCAGCAACGAATGTATTCTTCCTGCTTACCAATCTTCAGGTACTCGTTAGCATCCTTCAGTTCATGCTGTACGATCTTGCACTTGTTAGGTTCAAACAGTTCAGCAACCTGACGTGCAGCTTTCTTACCCTGTTCATCCATGTCGAATGAAATGATAATGTTGTCAAAGCTGTTAAGAAAGTCATAGCTTCCTTTACAGTTTCGTACTGCTGATGCTGCTCCGTCCTTGATTGAAACGACAGGCCATTTGTTACCCATCATCTGTGAGATGGAAAGTGTATCAATTTCACCTTCACAGATAGTGACGTACTTACCTCCCTGCTGACAGATGTTCTGACCAAACAGGACTGCACGACCAAGCGAACCTGCCGGTTCAGCAACAAAAGATTTATCTTCAACTACGCGAACCTTGTTGGCAACCTGCGTACCATGCTTGTCGAAGTACGGATAGAGATGTTTGATTACATTGCCTTCTGCGTCTTGTGCAATACGCACACCGTAACGCTGGCAAGTTTCCTTTGTAATTTTCCTGTCTTTGATTTCAGACACAAAGCCATAGTTGTTAGGCTTTCCCACGCTATACGCAACTGCACTTACGCTATCATCAAGAGGCATTGAATTTTCTCCGTTTGGTGAAAAATAAGTGTTACAGGAATAGCAGAAGCTATGACCGTCGTTGTACAAGACACAGCCGTCAGAAGATGCACAAGTTTCACTAGGGCATTCCCCACGGCTTACCTCACGGCTAGTCGTTTGATGTATCATCGCTTTCCGCTTCCTCGATTAGAAAATAACCTACAGGACGTTCGTTGTCAATAAGATTAGCAAAGGTGTAGGGATGTTGATGCATCTCGACCTTGTACTTCAATGTTTCTGCAAGAGAAATACGGTTGTAGAAACATTCAACAATTTCTTCATAGCTATCAGACGTATCTGTTTCGTACATATCTCCAGTCTTCTTTTTAACGTAAACAACATTATACATTTTCTAATCCTCGTATTCTGCTGAAAATATCTCGTTTACAAAGTCTTCGTCCATGCTACAAAACTCGTCAGTTTCTTCTGACGCAAATTTCTTAGCTTCCTTATAGCTGTACCCTTCGTCAAGATACTGCTGCAACAGTTCTCTAAAGACACGCTTTCTTTCTTTATGCCATAGGTTTCTCATTCTAGTTGTTTCTCTGGATTTTGAATTATGTGATTACATTCAGGACATATGAGAAGTTCCCAGTCCATATGCCATAGCTTATGTTCAGTTCCACAATCTTCACACTGAACATGGGTTATACCTTCTTCCAAGTCAACTTCCATTTCCATCATGGAAGCTAACATAAGTTCGTATTGTTTACGATCTTCTTCGCTATTAGGATCAAAATCCAGTTCCATCATTTCATAGCGGGTAAACTTCTCGTGGGACATTCTTCCTTCGACATAACGCTTCTGTAGCTTTTCAATGAACCAGATTACGTTATCGTCATCAGACATATCAGTTTCCCTGTCCGCGATACTTTTTCCATGAACGTCTTTTGTCCTTGTTTTTAGGTGCAGTGTTAGTGGACCTACCGATACTGGTACGCATATGCTGCTTGATCCATGCTGGCTTTTCAGTTGCACCTGATCGTTTACCTTTTGTTGCCATCTTACATTTCTCCTGTTAAAGCTTCCCAAGATACGGGAAACAGTTTGGAACAAATCTCACCCCACTGTTTCGCCAGTAGTTGTATCTCAAGCTGTGCATGGTCGTCAACCCTTAATTTGTATGCACGAGCAAAGGCAGACAACGATCCTGTCACATAGTAGCTTGTGTACATTGATTGAGGAAGAACCATACGTGCTTGTTCAGGTGCTACGTTAAGAGACAGCATTGTTTTGTACATTGACTCACACTCAGTCATAAAATTTTTGTACAGTCTCTTAACTAACGTGTGGGATTTCACCGCAGTCTTACAAGAACCTTGCTTTAAATTTTCTGCACGTTTTCTCCACGTGTCAGGAAAATAAAATTTAGGATCGTCATCCACATAGCGACGACTTACCTCATTGTAACTAAATCCTACCATATGTTTGAACCTCTGTCTTGCGACAAAGATGGGAACTTCCTCACGAAGAGTAATCGTACAATGCGTGAAAGGTGTAAAGTGATTGTGCTTTGCAAGATACTTAATAAGTTTCTGATCTTCATGGCTAAGTTCATTAGCACCAGTAACCTTGTTTTCCTTTGCCCATTTAGATTCCTTGTCAAAAGACACGCGAGCAGAATTAACTACAGTAAGATCAGTACCTACTGCCTGTACCAGTTCACATTTCATTTTGTTGGCCTATTATTTTTCAGTACTTCAAAACTGTTCTTTAAATAGTTTAAACACTCTTCCATATTTTCAATAATTTCCAATACCTCTTCTTCTGACGAAGAAGGAAGGTAAGGAGTATTTGTATATACGGTGTGCATATCAAAAAAATCGTCAACAAGATTTCTGTAAGGACAGAAACCTGTACCACATTCTTCATCGCCTACCCATACAGAATAATGAATACCTTTTTCTGTAATGGAAGGGAAAATGTCTAATGGTATCATTAGCTTAGAGTCTGATTTTTCCTTCATAACTTCCTTTTTTCCTTACAAGTAATGGACGTTCCCATCTTCACCAGTGTAGATGACGTTACGTATATCAAACTCTGCGATACAACGCTGGCATCCTTCACACGGCTTAGATATGGCAGGTATGAATGGTCCTGTCAAGTGTTTTCTTTTTACACGTACAACTATCAGAGTGGACTTTCTAAAATCGTCAACGTCCATCTGACGTAGGCTGTTCTTTATGGCAGCAATCTCTGCATGAAGATAAATCGCTTTGTCGTTGCTACCGTACTTAGCCTGAAAAGGATCAGTCTTGTACTGATTTACTCCTACGCCTACAAGGGTATTCTTATAAATAATACCTGCTGCCAAACGGAAACACCTGACAGGTTCCTCAATAGCTTCTGCTACACGAAGCAGAGTATTTACGTGTCGATCAATACGCATTGTAAAACAGGTGACTGCCTATACGACGAACAAACTTTT